GGGCGGTGCTTCATAACCCGCGTACGACGAGCCGGACTGGACCTCCAACACAGGCACGCGAAGCGTGACGAGTGTCTTATGGATGGTTCCGCTCACCTTCTTCGGAACGAGAATAATCTCGTTCTCCCCGATCACTGGAACCGTTGACACACCGTTTTCACGGTAAGTCGCTGGAACTGTTGAAACAGGGTTGAAGATATGGGCGACCGGAGTTGCTTTACCATCATTAATGGTAATGGGTGCGATTGCAGCCATTATATTTCTCCGAAGAGTGGCATGTAGCATAACCATGCCGGAAGGTTGACGAGCCCGAGTCTCACCCATATCGAAATGATATGGTAACATGAGAAACAGGCGAATACCCATTTCAGGGTCTCAACTAGAAGCAGACACATAGAGCGTTACCTGCGAAAGGCCTGAAAGGCCTGATGCAGGAGAGCACTGGCCGAAGCAGCTTGTCTGAGAGAAAGATCAGTGTCAATCAGAGATTGACGCGGACCTGAACCATCAAACAGGTTGTTCGGAACAGAGTTACTTATATTACGAGACATTTCGGTCCTCTTTTGGGAAAAGATACCTCCTTTCTGAGCCTTAACAGCACCAGTGCTGCTATAGTTCCAGCAAGGAGCTCCTGCCCCAATAGTAAGCTGAACGAAGGTGCGGAGGACATCCGTCTTGATATATTTCCCTACGGGAAGTATATAAGACGCCTCTACAGCTTCGATCAGAGAACCAATCGGAAGGAACCAATCAGCGACAAACGAGAGAGTAGTTAGCTCCCACGCGACGCTAAGAGGATTCAATAACCCAAGCCTTGCGGCCCAAGTTACTTCCGTGGTACTCAGTTTAGCTATATGGTAAACGGTCCGTTCACGCTGATGAGTCACCGACTGGCTTTGCGCTTGACTGATGGCGGTTTGAAAATCGCCACTAGTTGTACGTAAAGACGTTCGGATAGATGACTTCTCAACGAGCGGTTCGTTTATCAACTCTGATGCGGCATAAATGTCGTTTATCAGAGGGACCCACCCATACTGAAGTTCCAGGAATGACCCGGAAATATCACCAGAGCCCAGCTTACGCTGAGCTCGACGAGACGCGCGTTTTGACGATCCCATTGCCCGAAGGGCGCCGGTTAAGTCTCCATTACGCGTTCGTCTGAGTGCCTCGCCAAATCGGAACATACGATCAGCGATCA